GCAAGGGCGCCAGCTAAGTAAGCATCCGAATGCCGAAGCAAAATATTGTTAGTTGTGTTTGTCGCTGAAAGCGGTTCAATAGAGCCAATGTAAACAATTTCTGCGGTGTAAGCCGTATCAGGTGTCGGGCGCAATTTCATTTCATCGCCGACAATACTGTAAGCCTGCGGCTTGCCTGCACCGGTTGTCGAATAATCAGTATCTAATGCCGATGGGCTTTTGTATTCCAAAACTGTTAGCGGGCTGGTGTTGAGTTTTACCTCCCTCACCTCGCGCAAGTCTGTTGGCAAGCTGATATATTCGTTGTTTGCTGTTAGCGTTGCCTGCGCGCGCTTTTCCTGACTGCGGCTTTCTAACTCCCGCGACATGCGCGCTTCCGCTAGCTGAATAAACTCTGGAATTTGGGCTGTTAAGTCGCTGCGCGCTGCAAAATTTGCAATCGCGGTTTGGAGCGAAGCATAGTCAGAAATAGCCATTATACGTTCCCGCCGCCTGTTCTAAAAAAACGATTGTCATAATCATTGAGCCAGCGCTTCCACTCTGTTGGGTTATCTTTTGGCTCGCCAAGTTTTGCGCGCAATTCCAAATAAACTGTCGCTGGTATTTCTGCGACATGCTGCCAATGCTTTTGCGTATTGCCAACCATGCTGCCGGCGCGATATTGCGCTGCCTGCTTTTTATTTGCGTCCAAGATGGCATCAACCTCTTGACGTTTTTCAATAACAAAACCTTTATCGGCGTCATGCAGCCAAGTTTCGGTTCCATTGGAATTACTAACTAATTTTTTGGTCATACTTGCCCCATTAAAAAGGGGCGCCGAAGCGCCCCTTTAGTTGTTATGACTTATGGTTTAAGAACCATTAAGATCGAAAATCGCACCATGTGCTTTCGGGGCTTTAACCTTTAGCGCCCATTCACAGATGATTTGCGATTTTTCAGCATCGCCTGTGTTTGCAATGTCATTTTCGGAAAAGTTACGTCCGTTAATGGTTGACAAGCAAACGAAGTTTGGATCAATCACAAAAACGCGGTCATTACCCATAAATCTTGATGGCGTAATGTCTAAGGTTCCAAAATCCGTCATGTAAACACTAACGGAGCCAACGAAGGACGGTGCCTTGTTAGCGGTTGTGTTTACTTGGTTTGTCACCAAGTTTGTGCCGGCTTGTGCAAGATCGCTGATGTTCGCGCGGTTTGTAGCTGAACAAACAAGCATTGATGGTGAACCACCATCAGCCCAAGCGTCTTGAACAGCATCGTCAAGCAATGCCAAAGTCAACGGACGCGCGGTGCCGGCGGTGATTGCGTCTGTGCCGTCACCAGTTGCGAACGCGCCGTTACCGGCGCCAACTGATCCATTTGTCACCCAACAAGAAAGACTTGCTGATTGGCGGGTTGCGCCAGCCGCGCGAGCCTGATTGGTGTTTCCAACCATATGCTCAATATCACGCCGAAGCTCAAGGCCTTTTAAGACCCGTTGGTAAGCCACTTCACGAGCGCGACCCGCTTTATCAACAGCATCGAGGGTTTTCGATACGATATAACCCTTTTGGCTAATTGTGTGATAGTTGCCAAGCCGGACAGTTGCGGTTACGCCCGTATCGGACATATCTGCGCCTTCCGCGACCGCATTTGCGCCCGCACTGGCTAATTCCTGAACCTGCCATTCGGTGAAAACACCATTGGAAGTTTCTTTTTGCATTGCTGAAAAAATGGGAGTTTCGTCACTGTCCACTTTATAAATTATGTCGGCTAGGGTTTCCCGTTCCCCGACGGCGGTTGCTGTTGTTGCAGTTGCCATTTTAAGTTCCTACTCTATCCAAGTAAAAGGTTTACAGCAGCGTTGACGCTGCGCTCAGAATCCAGAACGCTTGCTAATTGCTTTTTGCGTCTGGTTTGGCTTTCACCCTTGCTTCTAGGAGTGCCGGCTTTCGCAACCTTTGGCGCCTTTCTGACTTTCTTTTTGGCTACCTTCGCCGAATCTTCTAACTGGCTAAGTTTCCAACTGTCATAAAGTGCTTTGACCGCGCGAGCATCGCTGGCCTGCGATATTTCTTGCGGGGTATATCCCAAAGTTTGAGCATATTGGATGACCTGTTTTCGCTCTGTGTCTCTAACTTTTGGGTCAGCCCATTGCGGAATAATCTCAACCATTTTTTGCCCCTCATTTGCAAGGTGCCTTTGAAATAGTTGCTGACGTTCCGCGCTTTGCTCTGTTGCTATGCGTGCCTGTTCTTGGCGCACTAACTCAGCATCTTTAGTTTGCTGGTTAGCCGTTTGAACGAGGCGAGCGTAGTCCTTTGCATCAAGTTCCTCATAAGCCCTGTCCCAATCAATATCATTTATCTGATTGGATTGTAGTTGCTCGGCGAGTTGGTTTAACCTTGCGCCATACTCGTCCCGCAGTTGCCTCGTCTGTACGACTTCGGCGTCTAATGATTTCTTTTCTACTGCGAGCGCTTGCATGCGCTTTGTGAACGCGCTCTGTCGCTGATAACCCGCAACCGCTTCTTCGACGGTTATCTCAATTTCTTCACCGTCCACTATGGCGGTTAGGGTTTGAGGCTCGTCGTCATCGTCGTCAGGTTCATCTTCGTCAGAGGCATCTTCCCCATCATCTTCGGCGTCATCTGCTTCCGCTTCATCCTGATCTTCTTCAGTTTCTTCGGTAACATCTAGCGCCTCGTCTTCTGAGGCTTCAGCCTCCGGCTCAACGCCGTCGGCTGGTGCTGCTTCTTCTTCTGCTTGGTTATCCACTTCGGGGTCTTGCAAAAGGGAAGACATTGCATCGTTTATTGATAAATTGCTGGTTTCCTGATTGGAATTGTCAGCCATAATTTTCACCTATTTTTTGAGTTGATCCAACTGCGCCTTTGCCATTTTGCCGGTTTCTATAACCGACTTTAGATGCCCTTTGACTGCTTCTAAGGCTTGGCACAGATTATAAATGCGCTCGCGGGCTTGCGTGTCCTCAACTGAGGATTGCTTCCACGCGCGCATAAATTCAGTATCTAAATAATCAAAAGCTTCTTTTATAAGAGGCTCATTAAGTAATCGCTCCGCATTGCTGGCGCGCTCGCGCTGCCCGCGCAGTTTCCCCTCGTTCATTAGACTTTAACGAAGCCATTTAATGACATCGGGTTCACAAAGTCTTGCGGGCGATAGGCATAAGTGTCGATAAACTGCTTGTTAAGCGCGTCATAATCAACGCCAGCCGGCAAGTTTGCTGGCGCGCTTTCTAGCCCTGTCGGGCGGTAATATGCACCGTCAGATGGGTCTGCGGGATCGCCGTTCACGGGCGATGATCCTGTGTCTACACGACAAGCCTGTAAATCTTCATCAAAGACATAACCTTCTTCGCACTGCCCTGTTAGGGGGTTGGGCGGCTTAACATCTTCGGTTCCACCAAATTGGAGATTGTCAAACCCTGTCCCGACAACCCCCTCAACAGGCGTTCCAGTATAAACCTCGCCGAACCCAAACGGGCCTTTTTCAAACACGCCCGCAACGCGGCCTGTGGCATCCAAAACGGGGCGCCCGCCAGCTTGCAACCCTTTAATTATGTTATTTGCAAAATAGGAATTAATTGGCGCCATTTTCTGACCAAGAAAACTTTTGTCATTATTGTAGCCATCAATGCGGTTTTGCACTCTGTCAATTGCCATATTTGCAAACGCTGTGCGCGTTGGAATGTCATCCATCCAGCTTGAATAACTTGGCACACCAAGCAGCGATTTTAAGCTGCGGTTTTTGATTGCGTCAGGAATGGAACCGCCGATGTAGTTTGATGAATAAATTTCAGGACCAAAAACGTCGGCATAATCAAAATATGATTGAGCCACTCTATCTGCATTACTTTGCCCCGCATCAAATGCAAAATCTTCTGGCGTCATACCCGACTGCAATGCACCATGTTCTAAAATGCTTTGCGTCAAAGCGCCTTCTGCTTGTGCAATGGCAGCTTGCCTTTGGGCGTCGCTTACTCCGCCATAACTAGAAGAATCGTTTGTGTCTTCTTCATAATAGCCGCCGCCGTCGTCGCCGCCATAGTTATCCTGACCGCCATAGTTATCCTGACCAATACTTGACCCACCACTATCAACACCCATTCCTTCACTCATAAAAAAGGATGGTATTCCGTTGACATGCTGTCCCGAACCGCCAAGCGCCCGCAATAGTCCATCTTCGACATCATTAATATAAGCAAGGTGGTGCGGTTGGCCTTTAATATTTAGCTTTTTAGGGGGTGATGATTTTTTTTCCATTTTTACACTCGCGGCAAATTGGTTGAAATTTCTGCGTCTGTTATTGCTTTAGCTGCGCGCAACTGGCTTTCCAGCGCTAATTCTTCGCGGCGCATGGCAAGCTCTGCTTCCATTTTTTCGCGGTCAAGTTTGATCTCGGCCTCTATTTTCATTTTCTTTAATTCAAAGTCTTGCTGAATTTTTATCATTTCTGGTGATGGCTGTTGGCCTTGCTGCGCTTGCTGCGCTTGCTGTTGCATTTGCTGCGCAATTATTTCCGGCGGGTTAAAGAATTTGCTTGCATCTTTGAAGCCGCCAATTTCAGCAATTTCGCGCAACGTGCCGGCATACTGCGCCATCGTTACCATTGGGTTATTCGCCCCTAGCGTCGTTAATATTTGTTCTTGTTTGGCTGCTATTTGCATTAAAAAAGCAATCTTTTGTTCATCGTCAGCCGTACCAAGCCCAACATTCACAATCACGTCAAACTCGGTGTCAAACTCACGCGGGTCAACTGGCACAAATTTATTGCGCAGACGGATAATGCGTTCCTGTTGCTGGTATTTGGTAACAAGCGCCAAAATACCGCGAAACAAATCCTTAAATCCTGTCTCAGCAATTGTTCGCGCATAGCTTTCAAGCTTTTGGCCTGCGCCCTTTACTGTTGCGGCAACAGCGCTAGCGGTTGTGCTTTGCAGCGCATTAGAGTCCAAACCTTGCGAGGCTTTGCTCATGCCGGTGCGTTGCTCTTTAACGGAATCCAGATAACCCATTAGGGGCTGAATTTCGTTGCCGACGCCGGTGCCGGTTAGCATCTGGACGGCGCCCGCGTTGCGCACCCGCACGATCCCGCCAGCCGTTCCATCTAATAAGTCATCGAAGTTTACCTGACCCTCAACGGCAACAGTGCGCGGGTTAACGGTTAGATAAGTTGCATCGAGATATTGGCGCATTAAAACCGACTTGATTTGCTGCAAGTCTTTGGTCAGATCAAAAATACTGCGTCCAACCAGCCTGTGCGGCATTAGGATGGGGCTAATAACCGCAAACGGGATAATGTCGGTTACTTCGTTTTCTAAAACGTGCGCGCCGTCATCGCCAATGCTTAAAACCCTGCGGCGCTCAGAAACACCATCGCCGTCAGCGTCCATCAAGACAATGCTGTCGAAAACCGGCACATGGCGTTGGCTGTCATCGGCGGGGCTTGTTTCAACGCCGCTACCTATATCGCCAAACCTGACGTCAATTTCTACTTCATTCTCAACTTGCGCATCGCCAGCGTGTTCAATAATTTCATCTTCATCGAAACCCATGCTTACAAGGTCGCTGACAGTCATGGTTGTGCGATGCGAAATAAAGCGTGCATCTTCCAAGCTTTTTGCGCGCCTGTTAAAAATAAATTCTTCCGGCGGAACATTCTCAATTTTAATTTTGCCAGACTTTTTGGAAATTTTTACTTTTATGTCGTAGCTTTCAGCAACCGGCTCAAGCATGCCCATTTCGTTGACTATTTCAGTTACACTTTCTGACTGCGCTACAACTTCGATATCAGGGTTTTCTAATAACTTTGCTAACTCTGCTTCTGTTAAATTTTCATATTCGGCTTCTTCAACAGTGACAGTTTCGTCATAATAAAACTTGACAACGCCAAGTTTGAACAAAAGCGAATCCCGCAACCAAGCGTCGATAATTCGATAACCATCATTATCATGGCTAATTATGTAATTTACATAATCGCTTATTTGTTCTGCGGCTTCGGCGTCTTCTTCGCTTCGCGGGGCAAAGCGCACATATTTATCTGACCCGCAAAAAACCCGCATTAATGACGGCATAATTTGTTCGATGGTGTCAGCAGTTTCTGTCGATACGACTTGGCTTTTGCCCTCAACCTCGTTGCCAAACGGCTCGCCTAAATAATAATCAAGCGCCTTAATCCGATCAGACGCAAATTCGCTGTCATAATGGTTGAGCGCGTCGTTAATCTCGCGCGCAACGATTTGACCAACTTCTTCATCGTTCATTTTCATTTGCTGGCCTTTG